GTGATGATGGGGTTATATTTGAGAATTGTAAATTCGACAATGCAATGATTGAAATTGACACTGAAAGTACAACAACGTTCTTGGGTCTTGAAGAACAAAAAGAAGAAAGACAAAGACAACGAGTTAAAGAACTCTTGGAAAAGAGAAAACAAAGAGAAACACAGTCAAATTAACAAATAAAAAAATTTAGAATAAATGGAAAAAATACTAGTAGAAAATCCTGGTCGGTTCGTCATATTCCCTATTGAACACAATGATATATGGGAATATTACAAACAACACCAAGCGGCTTTTTGGACGGCAGAAGAGGTGGATTTAACAAATGACATCAGAGATTGGGAAACATTAACAGAAAATGAGAAATACTTTATTAAAAACGTATTATCATTCTTCGCAGCATCGGACGGAATTGTGAACGAAAACTTGGCAGAAAACTTCTACCGAGAAGTACAATACCCTGAGGCGAAGTTCTTTTATGGAATCCAATTGGCGATGGAAAACATCCACTCACTTATGTATTCACTATTAATTGATACGTACATCTCAAATCCGAAAGAAAAAGATGAATGTTTCAATGCAATTGATAGATTACCGGCTGTACAGAAAAAAGCGAAGTGGGCATTAGAATGGATTGACAACGCATCATTCGCTGAAAGATTAGTTGCGTTTGCTGCGGTTGAAGGTATCTTTTTCTCAGGTTCATTCTGTTCTATTTTCTGGATGAAATCAAGAGGAATAATGCAAGGTTTATGTAACGCTAACACACTTATCTTTAAAGATGAGAACTTACATTGTGATTTTGCAATTCATTTATTGAATAATCATTTAGAGGATAAACCTTCTGATAAACGAATTAAAGAAATTGTGTTGTCGGCTCTTGAGATTGAAAAAGAGTTTATTACTGAATCACTTCCTGTTTCTTTGATCGGTATGAACTCAAACTTAATGAAACAATATCTTGAGTTTGTTGTTGATGGATTACTGGTTAAAATGGGTTGTAGTAAAGAATTTAACGTAGAACAACCATTCAAGTTCATGGAACAAATTGCGGTTGAAACTAAAGGTAACTTCTTTGAATCAAGAACAATGGAATATCAAAAAGCGAAATTAAACGAAACTATAGCATTCACAGACGATTTTTAAATTTTATAACATGTCATTAAAAATAATTAAAAGAGGTGGTGAGGTAGTCTCATTTAACCCACAAAAAATTTACAACAGAGTAAAACGATCGTCAAAAGGTTTGAATGTAAACTCAGACGAGATTTTTATTAAGGTTATCACATCAGTGCCAACTGAAGGTGAAGTAACCACAAAAGAACTTGATAAGTTAGTTTATGAGATCGCGGCATCTTACACCGGTAGTCATCACGATTACTCAAGATTGGCTTCGTCTGTTGCAATTTCTTCATACCATAAAGAAACAAATGATAGTTTTTCACAAACTATGATGCAACTTTATGAGGATGGGATTATTAATGAAAAACTTATTGAGACCATTAAAGAGTATGGTGAAGATACTATCGATGCGGTTATTAATCACGAAAATGATTACAACTTTGATTACTTCGCTTGGAGATCATTACAGGAAATGTACCTATTGAAACGACCAAATGGTAAAGTTATTGAAAGACCACAACATATGTATATGAGAGTTGCATTATGGGTTACATCAAACATCACCGATGCATTTGAATACTATAGATCTTTATCAGAACAATTAATTTCAAAGGCAACACCTATTATGATTAATTCAGGAACTAGAGTTCCTCAATTAGCGTCTTGTGTACTTCATTATAATGATTCTGACTCAAGAAAAGGTTTGTTAGATACATTGACTGATATATCTACGTTCTCATCTGATGCCGCTGGTATTGGACTATCAATGTCTAACATTCGTAGTAAAGAAAGTAGAATTTCTAGTTCAGGTGGATATGCTGGTGGTTTGTTAAAATACCTTAAGATTGTTAATGAATCACTTAGATTCTTTAATCAACAAGGTCGTAGACCAGGTTCAGCAGCAATCTATATTGAGCCTTGGCATAAAGATATCTTTGATTTGTTAGACATTAAAAAGAATACAGGTGCTGAAGAATTGAGAGCTCGTGATTTATTTACCGCACTTTGGATACCTGACAACTTTATGAGGTCAGTTAAAGAAAATGGTGATTGGTATTTATTCTGTCCTAACGATATTGAGAAATCAGGATTAAAACCATTACAAGAGTGTTTTGGTGACGAATATGAGGAAGTTTATAACAAAGCGGTCTCTATGGGTCTTGGTAAAAAAGTTAAGGCTCAAGACATTTGGACTAAAGTTATTGAATCACAAGTTGAAACTGGTGTTCCTTACTTATGTTCTAAAGATAATGCGAATAAGAAAACTAATCACCAAAACATCGGTGTGATTAAACAATCAAATCTTTGTAATGAGATCTATCAGTATACTGATGAAGAAACGACCGCAATCTGTACCTTATCATCTATGGTATTGAAAAACTTTATTAAGTCAGGAAAGTTTGATTTTGAACTTTTATTTAATGAGGTTAGAAAAGTTGTAAGATCACTCAATAAAGTTGTGGATATTAACAACTACTCAACTGAAAAAGGTAGAAAAGGTGGTTTAGAACAAAGAGCAATTGCTATTGGAACACAAGGTTTAGCAGATGTATTTTATTTAATGGATTATATCTTCACGTCTGATGAAGCAAAAAAATTAAATAGAGACATTTTTGAAACAATCTATTACGCATCGATCTACGAAAGTAATCAGTTGTGTATGAATGGAAAATACGAACAATACAAATTCTTCAAGGGGTCACCAATGTCTCAAGGAGTATTCCAATTTGATATGTGGAATATTGATGAGACACAACTATCAGGAATGTGGGATTGGGACAAATTGAAAGAAAGTGTTAAATCGTATGGTGTTTGTAACTCATTATTCACAGCACAAATGCCAGTTGCGTCTTCAGCGAAGATCACAGGATCTTATGAAATGACAGAACCGGCACACTCAGCAATCTTTAACAGACGAGTTGTTGGTGGTGAGATTATGATTGTGAACAAATATTTAATCACGGACTTTGAAAAAATAGGTATATGGTCTGAGGATTTGAAGAATGAAATTATTATGAATGAAGGATCAATTCAGAACATTAATTTCAATAACTACTTAGATCCTGAAGATAAAAATTACAATAAGAAAGTTAAACGAATTGAACATTTGATTCCTAAATACAAAACAATTTGGGAGATATCACAAAAACAACTTATTGATATGGCGGCAGATAGAGCACCATTCATTGATCAATCACAATCAATGAACATCTATATGTCTAATCCAACATTATCAAAGATTACCTCATCACACTTCCACTCTTGGGAAAGTGGATTGAAAACACTTTGTTATTATGTGAGAACCAAAGCGATTTCAACAGGAGCAAAACATTTGGCAATGGACATTTCAAAAAAACAAAAACCAAAAGCAACACCTGAACCACCGAAAGTTGAATATAGTAATCTAAATTTACCGTCAAAACCTGAAAATTCAGATTTTGAATGTTTTGGATGTTCTTCCTAAAAAAACAATAAATCACGATTTCGGTCGTGATTTTTTTTTATATGAGATATTTATAAATAAAAATTACCATGAAAAAAATAGTACGACTTAATGAAAATGATTTAGCAAATATTGTTAAACGAATTATAAAAGAAGATGCTGAGGATTCCATGGCATCTAAAAAAGTAGAAAGAATTGTTGACTCATCTAAAGTTCAAATGAAATTAGAAGATATTGTATCAAATCTATCTGATCGTGAAAAAAATCAAATCAAAAACGTTTTAGATAATTTGGGTATTGATCAGTATTCATCGGCAAAAGATGCTCATGATGCGGTTAAAGATCTTGCGAGTGAAGCTATGGATGGTGAAATGAGTGAAGAAGAAGAAAATGAAACACCTAAAGAAAAATTAGGTAGAATCATGAGAGACATTGGAGCGGCAAATATCGGAAATTGGGGTGGAGTACCCGCGGCTATCTTAATCGCGTCAATGACAGGATTTCCTGCAGGACTTGCGATTAGTTGGGGTGTGACAGGTTTATTATTAGGACTTGCTAAAGTATTGGATCCCGATAACGAAACAGAAGAGGCTTAATAAGATTAATTGCGACATTAATCACGACATTAATCCCGACACATTGTCGGGATTTTTATTTTATATCTATTTATTAGAAATAATCACGACATATATTTATTAGATATGGCAAATGGCATTACATACGGTATTTCTTTTCCTTTTGTGGATTCATTTACAGGTAGATATTTGGATGTGACAAATTCTACCGAAGCTGAAATTAGATCTGACTTAGTTCACTTACTTTTAACAAGAAAAGGGTCAAGGTATTTCTTACCCAATTTTGGTACTCGTCTTTATGAGTATATTTTTGAACCTTTAGATGGACCAACGTTTTCGGATATTGAATCTGAAATTAGAGATACAATTGGTAACTACATGCCAAACCTACAGGTAACCAATATCACTGTTGAACCGGCATCTGCGGGATTAGAAGATAAAGGATTCACGGTAAATCAAGATGGTGAACGAGAATTTAAAGTTACCAACATTGCAGAATTAGAACACACAGCAAGAATTAAAATAGATTACAGAATAACGGATTCTGCTTTTGAATCTAGCGATTTTATCATTATCAATATTTAATAGTATATGGCAGAAAAGAATATATCTTATACAGTCCGAGATTTTCAAGGAGTAAGAACTGAGTTAATTAACTTCACTAGAACGTATTATCCCGATCTAGTTCAAAACTTTAATGACGCAGGTATTTTCTCTGTTATGTTAGATTTGAATGCGGCGGTCACAGATAACCTTAACTTTCAAATTGACAGAAGTATCCAAGAAACTGTATTACAGTTTGCACGACAAAAAAATTCAGTTTATAACATTGCAAGAACTTATGGTCTAAAAGTACCAGGTCAAAGACCATCGGTTGCTTTGATTGATTTCTCAATTACTGTACCTGCTTTTGGGGATAGAGAAGATTTAAGATATTGTGGTATCTTAAGAAGAGGATCTCAAGTTAACGGTGCGGGACAACCTTTCGAAACTGTTTACGATATTGATTTTGCGTCACCAATAAATGCTGAAGGATCACCAAATCGAGTTAAAATACCAAATTTTGACTCAAGTGGTAAACTTATTAACTATACTATTGTTAAAAGAGAAGTCGTTGTCAATGGTATTACAAAAGTATATAAGAGAGTGATTACCGCTAATGATGCAAGACCTTATTTAGAATTATTTTTACCTGAAAAAAATGTATTAGGTATTACAAGTGTGTTACTTAAATCTGGTACTCAATACTCAACAATTCCACAACCACAAGATTTTATTACAGTTGGTCCTGAAAGATGGTTTGAGGTTGATGCTTTGGTGCAAGATAGAGTTTTTATTGAAGACCCTACTAAAGTTTCGGATCAACCAGGTATTAAAGTTGGTAGATACATTACAACATCAAATAAATTCATTAGTGAATATACACCTGAAGGTTTCTGTAAAATGACTTTCGGTGGTGGTAATATTTCCGCTGAACAACAATTAAGAGAATTTGCTCGTGATGGTAAAGGTTTTGATTTGAGTAGATATACTAATAACTTTGCGATGGGGGCGGCTCTAACGCCAAACACAACTTTATTTGTTCAATATAGAATTGGTGGTGGGTTATCAAGTAACTTAGGTATAAATACAATTAATCAAATTGGTACTGTGTCATTTGCCGTTAATGGTCCATCAGATTCTGTTAACCGAAGTGTTATTAATAGTTTACAATGTAATAACGTAACCGCTGCTATTGGAGGTGCTAACTTACCTACTACTGATGATGTAAGAAATATGGTTGCATTTAACTTCGCAGCTCAAAACAGAGCGGTTACAGTAAATGACTACAATTCGATCATCAGAACAATGCCTTCTCAGTTTGGGGCACCAGCAAAAGTTGCAATCACAGAAGAAAACAATAAGATTAAAATCAAAATGTTATCTTATGATACGAGCGGTAGTTTAACCAATGTTGTTTCAAACACTTTAAAACAAAACGTTGCTAATTACCTGTCTAATTATCGTATGATAAATGACTACATATCAATAGAGGCTGCCGAAACTATTGATCTATCCGTTACTGTAGATGTGGTTTTAGATAATAGTCAAAATCAAGGTGCGGTTATTGCTAAAGTAATTCAGTTGGTTACAGAGTTCTTTAACCCATTAGTTAGAGAATTAGGTCAAAATGTTAATATATCAGAACTAAGAAGAATAATTCAGTCTGAAAATGGTATTGTAAGTGTTTCTGATGTTTTATTCTTTAATCAAGTTGGGGGACAATATTCTTCAGCTCAAACATCGATGCCGTATTCGGATCCGGTGACAAGACAAATACAACCAACAGCAGATACTTTGTTTGCAACTCCAACACAAACCTACCAAATTAGATACCCAAATAAGGATATTAATATAAGGGTATTGAACTTAAAATCAGTAAACTTCTCGTAGTAATTTATTTTTCTCAAAATAAGATTATTTTTTCTAAAATAGGAAATAAACTATTTATGAAAAAACGAAATCTTTAATGCCCAAATCATATAGAATAAGAACCGAAGTAGGTGTTGACAAATATATTAACGTCAATTTAGAACAAGATTGGGAATCTTTGGAAGTACTATCCTTAAAGATTCTCGCAAACGATTTATACTCAAGAATGTGTGCTGATTACGGTGTTGTAGTTGGTCGTGTTTTTGTTAATAATGGGTTTGGATTACCAAATGCGAAGGTTTCCGTTTTTATTCCTTTGGATGATGCGGATGAACTTGACCCTGTAATTTCAGAATTATATCCATATAGAACTATAACCGATACTAATGAAGAAGGTTATAGATATAATTTATTACCTAAATTACCATCATACAAAGGACACCAATCAACAGGTACTTTTCCTAATGTTGCTGATGTTTTAATGGATCAATCATACATTGAGGTTTACGACAAATATTATAGATTTACCGTAACAACAAATGATAGTGGTGATTTCATGATTTTTGGGGTTCCA